TCTGAAGTGTATGATGGAAACAACCCGTTTCACTCCGGAGCGTCTGAAGAACGAATTCCCTGAGGCATATCTCATCTATATGGATGTTATAACAGCCGACTGGAATGAAAAGCGTGATGACGCAAAGAAACCTGCTTCGAACCTGTGTGACACTATCGAGAATATCCGTGCGACGCTGAAACCTAACTTAAAGGAGGCATTGAAACATGATAAAGAAGAGGAATAAATTGGGGTGGTTCCTGAGGTGGTATTACAGCCACCTCCTCTTTGCTGCTCAATACGTGTCTTTTAAAGACGCTGGGCTTGAGGAACTGTTCTGGAACATCGTTACGTGGTATCACTTCTTCCGTCACTTTGAAGAGTTTACCTGTAAGATTCAGTGGTATGTTTCAAAGGATATGGTTGCCTACATTTTCATTCGAAACCTTGCAGATTGGTCAACAAAATCCATTTGTTTCAATGATAAGCCGTGTCCGTTGGTACAGGTAACTGAGAATCTTGACTGTTACAAACAGGTGGACGGAGCGATTTATGAGATTTCCAATGGAAGTCCAGTCGAATAGCGTTTATTCAGTACATTCATTTTAAATCGAAAGATATGTTGATATTCATCAAATCATGGATTACTCCCCCACAGGACAGTCCTTCAAAGGAATCACTCGTAGAGGTTCAGAAAGCCTACCGAGTTGAGAACATTAAAGAGGTGAGCGAAGTGAACGCTCTTACGAACCCCAAGGGGAAGTTTCGCTTCTCCATTCTATTAGTTACAGGCGAAAGGCTTTACTCCTCCTTATACGGAACAAAAGAAGAAGCCGAGATGGCACAGGTATCCGCCATCACCGTTCTGAATGCGATTGAACTGTACTTCGAACGTTTCAAGCATGTGCCGGAACACCACGCAACCCCTGTAATGTTTCAGGCTCCTGATGCAAAACAGAAGAAGTTGGTTCCGGGAAAGATATCGATGTTCGATACACCCGTTTACACAATTCAAATTTAATCACCTAAATAATTCAGACTTATGAAAGTAGTTTATAATTTCATCTATTCCGACTCTGACGGAAAGATTCAAGAATTCAAAATGCCTGTTAGTATAACAGAAGAAATCGATGCTGACACGATGTACGACCTCTGTCTATCGTATCTTGAAGTTGGCAAGATAAAGGGCACACCTCTTCATGCGGTATCAACCTCCGGCAAGTATCCGAACTATTGCTTCACCTCAACCGCTTGCGATGCTGAATGCGAGGCTTGCCGTTCGAAGAAACTCAGCAAGAAGAGCGCACAGGCTTATGAGCCTCAGTCGCTTGACGGGAAGAAGATTTACATCTACGAAGGAAAGTTCGGAAAGGTTGGACAATTCGGTCGACGCATCATTCAAAAATCCTACCTTTTGCCCGCATCAGCACTCCTCACCGACAATCTGATTGGCGACTTCAAAGCAGCTATGAATAAGGAAAAGGACGGTATGGGTTGGGAATTGTTAGGAATCACTCTGGTTCACGAACTCGACCCACAGGGTATGACTGACAAGGAGATTGAACAGTACGTCAAGACTCCGGAAGGAAACCTGTTTCAACCTGACTCTGAGGAGAAACTTCCTGAAGAAAAAATGATTTGGGCTCGTACCAGCGATGAAAACGAAGACCGTACTGCTTGGATTCCGGCTTTGGTTCGTGGCGAACAGGTATTGAGCGCAATCGGTGAACTTGACAGTCCTGACAATGCTGAAGATACCCGTGAATTCACCGACTGTCCTATTCCGGGATATCGTGTTGTGAAAGACGATACCGACTCGAAGAAACTTGGTCTGGCTCGCATAGCCTGTACAGTATATCCGCTCGACAGAAATGACAAGCGTGAAGAACCGTTCCTGTACATCAACGAATTCATCATTCCGATAGGGTTGAGCAACAAAGAAGCCGTGAAATATCTTATGGCGTTGGCTCAGAAGTTCATCAAAGGGAATTGTGAGATTGAGCCTCTCTATTGGGAGTACCTGTCTTTCTTGAACGGTGAGAAATTAGCGACGGCTCACATTCTTGACCAGAATATGAAGCCAGCCGACCTCGCCACTCCTCACTTCCTTGTTTCCTATACGGTCAACGAAGAGGAGGGTCGAGAATATACGTGTGTCGTTCGTTACCCTGTACGCATTACTTCGCCCATCATGATGATTCCGGCTGGTGCGTATGTGGCTAAGAAACTCAAGAAGTATTTCGGTGATAAAGTAAGTATCACACAAATGGATTACTTCGATGACGTGGTATCAAGCCTTGCGGTCATCTTATAAGGCTCTACACGGCAATCAAAGGTGTGCTCCGGACAATTTGTTCGGGGCATACTTATAACTTCCTAAATCGGCTATAATTGACGTCAATAGCATAAATAATTTCGTTTCAATCATTAAAAGTAAAAATTATGAAGAAAGATTTTCTTACTATCACTTCCGAGTCTGGGGGGGGGTACGGCTTCAGTAATTGCCGTTGCTGACCCTAATCTTCTTGCAAAAGAACGTTCTACAACCATCAATTTCTCCGCCACAGGGGGGTCTGAGTAGAGCCGTAACTGCTATCCAAGACCCTGCCTTTGCTTATCAGGTTCATTCGAATCTGATTCTTGACAATTCCTTTAACAAGTTCAAGATTGAAAATGGAGTCTATCTGGTTCCAATTGATATGAACACTACGATTGGCGAAAAATGGAAACTTGTTGTTTATGACCCATTTTCAGTCATCACATCAATCACTGCAAAATATTACGACGATTATGGTCTACACGAACATATTGGGGATGACACTTTTAAGTCAGGTCCAGCCGGAACAGGAAAAGTTTGGTATCCTCAACTATTATCGAGTTGGGCAAGTGAATTTCCAGGAAGTCCTGGCTCAGCAAATATTCAGTTGATTATCAATGGCTCGTTAGCGGTGAAACTGTATTACAACTAAAAATTCTTTGAGAGTCCCGGAAGAAATTCCGGGATTTTCTTTGAAATCTCATTTCTTCCCATTATCTTTGTACTGTCAAACTTAAAAACAGTAAATCAATGGGACAATTAACATTCAAATCCGGCAGTGGTTATTCAGCCTCTTGGGAAGTCAGAAATACTACATTGTGTGCGATGGAAAATCAAGTGAAGGAACTCACTTCACTAATCAATGAACTTTACGAGGCTCGGGAAGAAATCCCAACAGCCTGTACATCGGAAAAGGACGAAGCCGACTATCAGATAAAACTTCTGAAGACTTCAATCGACAATCTGAACAAATTTATAACACTCCATAGAACCGCTTTAAACAAGAGCATCGAAGACGCTGTCAAATGGTACGGTCAGACGGCTCCTGAATGGTTCACTAAATAATCAAGGACTATGGCAAAGAAGATAAAATTCACATCGAAGAAGAACCCGAAGCCGTCAAAGTTGGCACGTGCGGGTGGTGACGTTCAAACCTCGTCAATTTACTATCAGGGCGAGCGTATAGGCTCGGTTGAGGGGAACACTCGTATAATACTGATATGCGACCCCAAACCTGTTTGTTTGAGACTAAAAGAACCCCAAGACCACAGGTATGCAGTAAACTATGTCAAGGAACACGCTCAATGGATATGGGACAACTACAATCTTCGAATCAAATCACAACTTAAAGAAAAGGAATCATGATAGCACCTATTGAAATCAATCGAGTAACGGTAAAGGGTGGAGCCGGAATGCCCACGTCAGAATATGCACAGTTAGTTTACAAGGGTGAGGAAATAGGCTTCATCAATGAGCAGGGAATTTTCCTAAAGATGTACGACCCTAAAATCACGACAGGGGTATTTCAGAATATCGGAGTCTTTGAAGGAAAGACCGTTGGTCAAAAGTGTCAGATGTTGGAAAAGCACTGGGACGCTATCTATGACCGTTATACAACGGTGGTGAGAGGAAAGTAATTTCACGACTATATTGATTTAATTGATTATTGATATTGAATGGCTGAGTCTTGAACTCAGCCATTCTTGTTGATACAGTAATAGTTCATATTCGTGTAACGAGTTCGAAAACTCTTAATGAATCATGAAGAAAGGGCTGGGATATCCCAGCCCCATATTTCAAATATACACCTGACGATTCCTCTATATAGGAGCTTGAATTGTTTGGTCATTATCTTGCAAGATAATG